GATGAGCAAGAACAAATGCTTACACAGCTTCCGCTCGGTGGCTCACAGTATCTTAAAGTGTGGTATGACGAGCATAAGAAGCGTCCTTGTATTGAGTTTGTACCGATTGACAACATCTATTTGCCTTTTGCTGCAGGAAACTTTTATACAGCGCACCGTGTAACTGAAGTACAAGACATTACGCAAGAAGAATATGAGATTCGAGTAGCAAGTGGCTTGTACCGTGATTTAGGCGTGTATAGAGTATCACAAGAGCCTGACATGACGAAGTCAGAAAAAGCAAACAATAAGATTGAAGGTAAAACTTCAGAAAATACAAACATTGACGGCGTTCGCCGTGTCTATCACATCTATACATGGTTAGAACTACAAGAAGATAAGGTCACAAAAGGTGAGCGTGCTCCTTACATTTTAATGATAGATCAATCAGAGAATGCAGTACTTGGTCTATATCGTAACTGGGAGAATGGCGATGAAACACTTACTAAACTTGACTGGATTATCGAATTTAAGTTTATTCCTTGGAGAGGGGCATATGCTGTTGGGCTTCCTCATCTCATTGGTGGTCTTTCTGCTGCTCTTACTGGCGCACTCCGTGCTTTACTGGATTCTGCGCACATCAATAACGCTCCGACCATGCTTAAGCTTAAGGGCGGAAAGATCTCGGGTCAGTCTACGAGTATTGATGTTACACAAGTTACAGAAATTGAAGGTGCGCCTGGAGTAGATGATGTAAGAAAAATTGCAATGCCAGTGCCATTTAATCCACCAAGTCCTATTCTTTTTCAACTTCTTGCATGGTTAACAGATGCTGCGAAAGGCGTGGTCACAACTTCTGAAGAGAAGATTGCTGATGCTAACAGTCAAATGCCTGTTGGCACAACTCAAGCTCTGATTGAACAAGGCGCTAAAGTATTTTCTAGCATTCACGCTCGCCTACATCGTAGCCAAGAAAAATCACTTAAGATCATCTCCCGTATCAACCATTGGTACTTGCAAGAGATGGACAATCAATCTGGCGAAAGCATTGAGGTACGCGACTTTGCGTATAACTCAGATGTTCGCCCAGTATCTGATCCTAACATTTTTTCTGAGACACAACGTCTTGCTCAGAATCAAGCACTGTTACAAATGGCAGGCTCTGCGCCTCCAGGAATGTTTGACGTACGCGCCGTATATAAACGCGTTCTTAAACAACTTAAAATTCCTGAACTTGAAGAAGTACTGCCAAACCCACAAGGCGCCAACGAATCCAATCCGGCCTTAGAGAACGTTTCTATGACGATGGGACGACCCGCTGCCGCCTACCCCGACCAGGACCATATTGCCCACCTTAAGATTCACCTTGAGTATGCAATGAATCCTGCGTACGGCGGTAATCCTATTATTGGACCAATTTTTGCGCCACATGCACTAGAGCACATCAAGCAACACTTGACACTGCATTACTTGCAATCTATGCGTGCCTATGTAGCCCATGCTTCTGGTGGCGAAGATACTTTAAAACTACACCAAGAGTTGCCGCTGGACCAAGAAGCACAACAAGCCTTGGCCCTGGCATCACAGATGGTTGGACAAGACTCACAGCAAACTATTGGACCATTCCTGCAACAAATTTCTGGATTAGCACAAAAAGTTGCGCAAGCTCAACAATCTCAGCAACAGACTATGCTTATGTCTGACCCAACTGCTGCGGCAATTGTTAAGACTCAGACTGCTTAGACTCAGCGTAAATTGCAAGAAGCTCAGGCCAAGATGCAATTGGATACTCAGGGCATGCAGCAAGACTACCAAGTCAAGATTGCTCAGTTGCAAGCTAAAGTTCAAGAGTTGCAGGCTAAATACAGCACCCAAACTAGCATTGATAACCAACGCAACGCTACCGATATTGCAATGGCTAACATCAACAATGCGGCAAAAGAGCGTGTTGCTTCAATTAACGCCGGAGCCCAGATGGATCAGCTCCAAACGCAATTGGAAGCAGAACAAAACCAATCGGCAATGGAAGCTATCCAAGCCTCTGACCAAGATATTCGTCAGCACGGTTTAGCTATCCAACAACAAGCATTCCAACAACAAGCACAACAAGTTCAGCAACAAATTGAGGTACAACAAGCCGCTCAAGAGCATCAACAAGGTTTAGCACAAGCCCAGCAGCAGCATGCACTAGAAATGCAGCAACAGGACCAGCAACACCAACAGGGTTTAGCACAAGCCCAGCAGATGCACGAACAGCAACTAGCCCAAGCACAGCAGCAACAAGAAGCACAACCCCAAACACCCACTGAGGAACAATAATGGCAAACAAAAAACAAGACGGCGGCGAATTAGGCTTCCGTAAAACATACAAAATGACTGGCACCCCCGGCAACGCTGGCGGTCCTGGTGAGAAAACCATCGACAAAGGCCCATCTGGCTCCAAGCGCGCTAACAATGCTGTTTTAAATCAAAACAAAATGGCTAAAGATAGCAAAGTTGGTCAAGCTAAAAACCTTAAAGATATCGGCGGCGGAAACTTTTATTGATTTTTGGGGCGGATTTATTCCGACCAACGTATTAGTTAAAGTATGAAAGACTTTATTAGTGAAATTATCGGTCGCGTAAGGACTGAGATACAAAATCATGCGGATACCGTTACCGCGGGTTCAAACATCAATTCATTTGATGATTATAAGCAATATGTAGGCATTATCCAAGGTTTGCAGTTATCTTTGGATATTGTCAACGAAATTTTAACGGAAAACGATGACGACGAATCGTAAGATTCAGAAAGGGATTGCCGAATGGCAATTGATATTAAAACCAACGATGAGCCGGACACACGAACAGAATTAGAGTGTTTTCCTATCGTCGACCACGGTGTTGAAGTAGCTGGAGACAGAGTATTGGTCCAGTTGCGTAGACAAAAAATTAAAAGCAAAGGCGGAATCATTTTTGTTGACGAAACTCAACAAACGCTGAAGTTTAACGAAACAGTAGCCAAAGTAATTCAAGTTGGACCCCTAGCATATAAGTCACCGGACACATTAGAGCCTTGGATTGAAGGCCCTTGGTGTAAAGAAGGTGATTTGGTTAGGACCATCAAATACGGCGGAGATCGTTTTGTTATAGATCCAAATGATGAAGGCGGCGCAGTAGTATTTATCACGTTACAAGCGCGTGAAATAATCTCCAAGATTAAATCTTTTGAGTATGCTCAAAAAATGAAAGCGTTTGTAGATTAATAACTTTGTAGAAAGTCAAGAATGTCAAAGAATGAACAGGACGATCACGTCCCAATGAAAGAAATGGAAGATGGTACTTTAGTTGCTAAAGTAGAGTTTCCAGAAGAAATTGAAGAGCACGAAGAAGGCGGTCAAGTAGAAGCAGCAGAACAAGACGACCGTACTGATGAAGAGCGCGAAGACGACGAAGCAGCCGACGAAGGCGAAACCGACGAAGAACGCGAACAGATTCGTGAAGCTCGCAGAGAAGAACGTAAACTCAAAAAAGAGTTAAAGAAACAACGTGAAATCTCAGCAAAAAACAAAATTACGGCACTTGAGCGCCGCAACGCCGAATTAGCAGAACGCTTGGCAAAGGTAGAAAATACCGCAGCATCATACCAGTTTGCACAGATTGACAAGGCTATTGAAGATGAAGCCACTAGAGTCGAATATGCAAAAATGAAGATGCTTCAAGCCGCGCAGTCTGGCGATGCAGCAGCTCAAGTTGAATATTTAGAGCAGTTAACAGACGCTAAACAGCGTTTAAAACAAGCTGAACATTATAAAAAGCAGCAACTGGACGAAGCAAGAGCTCCAAAAGAAAACGTACCTAATCAAATCAACACAGAGGTACAAGCCAACGCAACAAAATGGCTTAAAAAGAACTCTTGGTACGACCCACAAGCTCGAGACACAGATAGTAGAATTGCCAAAGTAGTTGACCAAGAACTAGCCGCTGATGGTTGGGATCCAAGCGATCCTGAATATTGGGAAGAGCTAGACAGTCGTTTACAGTCTCGTTTACCACACAGATACACTTCTAAAGGGGGCTCTGTGAAACGAGCAAATACCACAACATCCGGCCGCACGGCTAATGCAAATAGCGCCAAGTCAGGAACCATTACGTTAAGTCGTGATCGCGTCCAAGCAATTAAAGATGCTGGCGCATGGGATGATGTAGAAAAACGAAACAAAATGATCCGCGCTTATGCGTCGTATGATCGTCAAAATAAAGGTTAATTATCATGGCAAATACAAGAATCAAACGTGACTTAGA